ATGAGTTTCTGATTGATGCGGGGATGGATCCTAAAGATATTGATGTGATTCCGCCGGTGCGCACGTCGAGGTGGCAGCGTTGGGATGGGGAGTGGTTGACTTCCTACCGGTTTACTTTCCGGCGTAAGTCTTCCGGCGTGAACTTGCCGTTGTTGATGGCTGAGGGCAAACGGAAGCTCACCCCAAGAAAATTGCCAACCCGTAACCCTAGAGCCCTTGTTGTGTTGTGGTCGGACTTGCAGGTGGGCAAGGTTGACTACCGTGGGGGCACCGATGATTTGTTGGAGCGTGTTGCGTTGATGCAGGCACGTCTGGTCGATCAGGTGAAGCGTGAAAAGCCGGAACAGATTATCTTCTGTGACTTGGGCGATACGGTGGAAAACTTTTACAACGCGAACAGTGCGCAGCAGCTTTACAGTAACGACTTGAGCATTATGGAGCAGGTTGATGTTGCGACGACGTTGGCTTGGCAGACTTTGCGGAAACTTGCAGAGTTAACACCGTCGATGACTTATGCGAGTGTGGGGTCGAACCATTGCCAGTTTCGTGCTGCGAACGGTAAGCAGATTGGTAAACCCACAGACGATTGGGGCGTCTTTATCGGTCGCCAGCTGGCACGTTTGGCTGGTGAAATTGGCGCAAACCATATCAACTTTATTGAACCTCAACCGCACGACGAGTCACTCGCTATCGATGTGTTCGGTGATGGCTTCCATGTTCTCGGGGTTATGCATGGGCATCAGGCGTCTTCTCCTGCGGGTGTGGCTGATTGGTGGAGGAAGCAGGCGTTTGGCCGTCAGCCGGTCGCTAACGCTTCCCTACTAGTGCATGGGCATTGGCATCATTTGCGGGTGACGGAGTTGGGCAGTGTTGACCGTGGCGATCGTGTTGCTTCACGGTTTATTGTGATGGCGCCTACGATGGATAATGGTTCGGGTTGGTTTCGTGCGAAGTCGGGTGAGGATTCTATTCCAGGGTTGGCGACGCTCATTTTGGAGCAGGATGTGGACTTTACTGGGACGGTGTTTAAGCTGTGATTCCTGCGGTTGAGGTTGGTGAGGCTCGCGTATTTTTGGGTGATTGTCGTGACGTGCTCAAGACTCTCGCTGACTGCTCGGTGGATAGTGTGGTGACTGATCCGCCTTACGAACTGGGCTTTATGGGGAAGAAGTGGGACTCGACGGGGATTGCTTACGATGTGACGGTGTGGGAGGAATGTTTGCGGGTGTTGAAACCGGGCGGGCATATTCTTGCGTTTGGTGGGTCGAGGACTTTTCACCGTATGGCGGTGGCTATTGAGGATGCTGGGTTTGAGATTCGGGACAGTATCGCCTGGATGTATGGCAGCGGTTTTCCTAAGTCTTTGGATGTGTCTAACGCGATTGACAAGAGTAAGGGGAAGAACCGTGAGAGGCAGTTGGAGTTCACAGCTTGGATGCGGGGTAGTGGTATCACGGGGGAGCAGATAAACAATGTGACGGGTACGGCGATGGCTTCTCATTACTTGACGGAGAAAAGCCAGCCTGCTATTGCTACGGCGGATTTGTTTGATTTGTTGCGCCCTTTGTTGCCTCCCGTACCCGAACATATTGAGCGCCTGGTGGCGGAGCGTACCGGGATTGAATGGACGGAATACAAGAAGCGTGTGGTGACTGGGGTGAAGACTGGGACTTTGTTGGCGGTGGCTCCTGGTGAAAATCGGGAAAGACCTGCCTTAGAGATGGATGTAACAGAAGGGCATACTGCTGAGGCTCAGCAGTGGGAGGGGTGGGGGACAGCTTTGAAACCTGCGTTTGAGCCGATTGTGGTGGGGCGGAAACCGTTTGGGAAGGGTTCGACTGTTGCGGCGAATGTTTTGTTGTGGGGTGTGGGTGGGTTGAACATTGACGCAAGCCGGATAGGGACAGAAACTCGGGTAAACTCTGCGTCAAAATCGTTAGGAAACGACCGCACAATGTCCGGGGGAACGGCAAACCCTAACTATCCAGACGTAACGGTTCAGGGTCGTTGGCCTGCGAATGTGATCCTTGACGAGTATAGTGCGGGGCTACTCGACGAACAAAGCGGGGCGCTAACGTCTGGGGCAAAGAAGCCGTGGGTAAATGGTTCGGTGGCGAGCAAGACGGTTGCCTCATTCTCGGCGGGGCTTGACGGTAAAACGCGCGACTACACTGCCGATAAAAGTTCTGGTGGGGCTTCACGGTTTTTTTATTGTGCGAAGGCTAGTAAGCGTGACCGCAACGAAGGACTCGACGGGTTGGAGAATACAAGCGCTGGGGACATGGTGGATCGTGTGGAGGATTCTGCGGGCATGAATAGCCCTCGGGCGGGCGCTGGCCGTACTAGCGGGGCAAAGAACTTTCATCCCACCGTGAAACCTACAGCGCTAATGCGTTACCTGATAAAGCTTGTTACACCGGCTGGCGGGACTGTGCTTGATCCGTTTACGGGCTCGGGTTCGACGGGTAAGGCCGCACTCTTGGATGGGTACAAGTTTATCGGGGCTGAGTTGACGGAAGAATATCTGCCGATTATTGAGGGCAGGCTAACGTGGGCGCAAGAGAACACAGACACGGGAACCCTGTTTTGAATACCACCGCGAGCGACGACCTACCAGACGCATGGAAATTCCATAACACCCTGCCACCATACGTTGAAATAGAAACCGAACACTATAGGGCCGTAGTAGATAACTTCTTCACACTCCCCATCGGTTTACTCATAGCGTTACGCAAAGCACGACAACAACACGACGGCACCGACATCCACATTCTGTTAGACGCAGCCGAACTCGCATTCAACCCTGAAGACTTCACTAGGGCTCAAGAGCTCAGCATCACACACTTCTTCGACCTGATTAGAGTCTGGGTACACAACTCGGGCACCCAACCCTAATGGGCTTCAACCGTCCATGTTTGACATGCGGAAAACTTATTCGACAAGGCACCTACTGTGGGGTATGCCGCCCACCAAGACCAGACACACCCGAACGACAAGCCAAAAAACAATTCCTCTACGGAGGACGATACAAAAAAAATGCACACACCCTAAAACAAACAGCAACACACTGCCACCTATGCGGAAAAGCTTTCACCCTGGGGGACACCATAGAAGCAGACCACATTTATCCTGAACTAGGCCACACCTCCCCCCTCGCGCCAGCCCACCGCAAATGCAACCAAGCAAGGGGCAACCAGCCCTTAGCGTGACCAAACAACAAACTTTTACCAAACCCCCCCGTACGGGTAAACCGGGGGCCGGTCAAATCATTAGAAGCCTCACCTCCTCCACCCGCCACCCCAGCCGGTTGTTTACACCCGCGTATTTATTGCTTTTTGGTATGCTATGGGGATGAACTTAAAAATTGAGATGGTTGCTGTTGAGAAGCTGGTTCTTGATCCTTCGAATGCGCGGAAACATTCGGATGCTAACTTGGCTGCTATTGCGCAAAGTTTGAAGGAGTTTGGGCAGAGGAAGCCGATTGTGGTGACGGCGGGGAATGTGGTGGTTGCGGGGAATGGGACGGTTGAGGCTGCGCGTCTTGTTGGGTTGTCGGATTTGGATGTGGTGCGGGTTCCGAGGGGTTGGTCGGATGAGCAGGTGAAGGCGTTTGCTTTGGCTGATAATCGTTCGGCTGAGTTGGCGGAGTGGATTCCTGAGGTGTTGTCTGCGCAGTTGGTGGAGTTGGCGGTGGCTGGGTTTGATGTGGAGGCGCTCGGGTTTGATGTTGCGGTGGAGGATGCGCCGGTGGTCGAGGGCGATGATGATGTCAGCTTTGGTGATGTGGTTCAGCGGGCTTCGTTGGGGGATCGTTGGCGGGTTGGCGTCCATGAGATTGTGTGTGGTGACGGTTCTGATTCGTCTGTAGTTGCGCGCTTTGGTGTGCAGTTCGATGCGGTTATCACAGACCCTCCTTATGGTATTGGCGCGAATAAACAGAGTTTGGGTAACGGCAAAAAAACTTACCATAGGGGGGAGGGCTGGGACGATAAGGCTCCTGACATTGCTTTCGTTTTGGATTTGGCTCCAGTGCAGATAATTTGGGGCGGGAATTACTTTGCTGACCAGCTGCCCGCTAATAACCATTGGCTGATTTGGCACAAAAAGATTGCAAACGTTTCTTTCAGCGAGTGCGAAATGGCCTGGACTAACTTAGGAAAGCAGGTTCGGTTGCTGGCACATCATTGGTCTGGGGAAGAAAAACAACATGTGACCATGAAGCCTTCACCCGTAATGGATTGGTGTTGCTCTTTTGTGGATAAGGGCGCGAACGTTCTTGATGTTTACGCGGGCTCGGGATCGACACTTCTGGCTGCCGATAGGGCCGGGCAGGTTGGGTTTGGGGTAGAGATAGACCCTAAGTATGTGGATGTTATTTTGGAACGTCTCGAAAAGCAGACAGGCGAGAAGGCGGTGCTTCTAAGTGCCAGCAGGTAGACCATCAAAACCGATCGAGCAGAAACGGCTGACGGGCAACCCTGGGAAACGTGCGCTACCTGACGAGCAATCAGTTATCCTGTTGCCTCAAGTTAGCGCGACGCCGGAATCGCCACGGCCCCTTCTCAAGTATGGGCAGGCGTTGTGGGATCGTGTGTGGGCGATGGGGTTGACGTGGGTGTCTGACACTACCGATATGGAGTTGCTTACGATGACGTGTGAGATGGTTGATGAGCGATGGAATTTGCGGGTGAAGGTTATGCAGTCGGATGATGCAACGATGAGGCGCGGGTTGCGGGAGCTTGACAGGCAGATTATTAGCAACCTTTCGCTGCTCGGTTTCACCCCGTCGGATCGTTCAAGGTTGGGCGTGGCTGAGGTGAAGGCTAAATCAAAGTTGGAGCAGATGATGGAGGC